GGTTCTGCGTTATGTGTGGGCAGTCAAACGCTGTGACTGCGTGCTTCGACCACATATTGGCTTCCTTGGTAAACGCTCGATAGAACGCACCGCTAGTCCCGCCTGGGCTGGATGCGATTAGCAGCCTAGTTGGTTGACATCGGCTGATGGCCTCAAACAGCGGGTCGGCTACGGTCTTGGCTTCGTCCACTACCATCAGCAATGGATGGTATTCGTGGTCCTCTGCGTGCCAGCCTTCAGCGCGCCCAGGATCAGTCGCTGAGTAACCTATAATGCGTGATGTGTTGCCGTTTGGGTGGAGGTAGCGGATCTCGCCGGATGTGACCTCCCAAGCACCACCAAGCTTTGCAATGTGATTGCGCAGGCTAGGCCAGAGTTGGCTTTCGACTTGGCGGAAAACGCCTGCCGTAGTTACAGCGATTGAGCGCGGGTAAACGAGCGCGTGCCATATCAAAATAGCTGAAATGACGGTGCTGGTCTTGCCGGAGCCGTTGGCTGCACGTAGGGCTACGCGACAATCCTTTGCCTCCAAATCACGCAACACCTTCCTTTGCCAATCATACAGATTGATTCCCAACACGTTAGCTGCGAATGCGGCTGGTTTAGAAAGGTCTTCAAGGATCTCGTCCTGGCTACGTTTGGGAGGCTTTGGCATTAGTGTGAGTTAAGACCTCTTTTTGTTTTGAGCCACAATAATTTGGGGGGGGTTATGCGAATTAAATGGGGGCTGGGGGCGTGGCCGGGGGCGTGGTGGTGGGATACTTTGCGAGGGATTCTGCTCTAGGCTTGCGTCGTCTCATTTGCTTGTGACGAAGTTTAGGAGTTTTAGCTTGTGTATCTTGTTGTTGTTCAACAGAGTTGCTGTTGTTGATACAATACTTATTATTCGACAAATGGTTTTCTGGTTTTGTAGCAACTGGTTGAACATCAATATAGTTATGACCGCTTTCGATTTGTCGCTTTTCTGGAGTCGATGTGATTTTCTTTCTCCCCGCAATCCCCGCCAAGAGTGAGGCTAGGTTGGAGCTGATTCCGTGAGTATGTTCTTGCGTAACATTCAGCCTGGCAGAGGGTTGCGAATACTGGAACGATCTTTCCAGTATCCACGCTCTAGCTTGCCAGCTCTTTTCGCCAGCTTGGTTAATCGAGTCGAGGAGGTTAGCTTCTAGTTGCCTACGCTCTTTTTGCAGAGACTCGTTGAATGCCTTGTTTCTGTGTTGCCAATTCTGGATAGTTGCTGGCGAAATCCCCAACGCTTCTCCCGCCTTTTCATAAGTCAAACCCTTACGAACAAATCCCAAAATCTTCTCGTGAATTTCTGGCGTAAGTGTGGAATGTCGGCCAGCCTTTTTCGGTTCTTGTGCGTCTGGAGTCACGCTAATGTCATCCATAAGTAAGACTAATAACATAATACGAGCCGAAAGAAAGTTAAAATATCGCTTGCATCAATAGGCAATCCGCTTTAGTTTGACCTTATGAAAAGCAACACACAACTGACGGCCAACCTCCTCGAGGTTGGGAAACGATACTATATGAAATCCATAAACGATCACGGCTTTGTCGAGGTGATCTGCGAAGAAATGATTGTGGTTGATCGTGGCTTCTACGGCCAACCAGTTTATCTCATCGCCCGTGCTTCCGATGGTGAGAAGTTTATGATCACCAGATTGAGGAAGGATCACTTCGAGGATGCAAAAGGTCGGAGAGTTGGTTTCGTTGAGTTCTCGGAAATTGTATCTTAACCAAAGAAAGGAAGCACAAATGAATAAACTAGAAGTTATGGATATAGGCGGTGATGTTGGTTTCGTTCATAATGGGATCTTTATTGAGAATCCATTCATATCCGAGTGCGGAAGGTTTGATGTAGATCCGTTGAAACATTACGGCATCACACTTGGGCAGATCATTGAGATATTTGGCAAGGATTACGAAAGGCTATTGAGCTAGGCGATCAGACCCCGAACACATCTTCAAGGTGTGTTTCGGTCTGGCCGATAGGCTGGAACAAAAGAAACCAAACGAAAGGAAACAACACAATGACGACAGCAACGATAGAAAACGACACAAGGAAAGAAAAGGCAGAAGCACGGAAAGCAATCCGTGAGGCAGTAAAGCACCAGAAAAGAGTTGAGGAAGTAAAGGCACAAGCACGGCTTGAGTCTTTAACCATAACCATCCAATGGAAAAAGAATCGCACTTGGGGGTCAAACCCTCACGCTACTGGTGAGGCTAGGACAACGGAAGGAATGAGATTGGTAGGCACAGCAACGGCCAGCGGTTGCGGGTATTGTAAAGGCTCAACTGTTATTGCCGATCTATTCAACCAGTTCCTACGGCATAAGCTGTACGATTCGGCGGTATTGAAACGGCTTGCACTTGAAAAGCCTTACGGAATCAGCTTAGCAAAAGACGTAGATAAGTATCTTTCCCGCTTTGATGGAGGAATTGGTGAAGATTGTTATTCGGATATATCAAAGGCAATCGGCGGGACTTGGAAGCGGTTGGCGAATACAAAGAGCGTTGATGTTTACGAATACAAGGAGAATCAAAAATGATCTGCTTCTCCATTTACTCTCGATCCGGTTCTTTCGTCTGCCGTTTTGCAGAACGCAGCCGAGCCGAAATGTGGAGGAAGTTTCACGGCATCCAAGAATATGTAATCAGAAAGGAGGTGTGGAATGATTAAGGCATACACCATTTTAATGTTTGGGATCTTGCTTGGCTTGAGCCTAGCAAGCTGGATCGAGTTGGTTTGGAAATAGTTTTCCCTCGTCTCTCCTCGTTACTGAGGGGAGGAGAGGTCAAACCCGCTTGGGATGGCCTAACAAACAGAAAAGAAAGGATACAGAAAGAAAATGATAAAGGTATCTAAAAAGTTGCAGAGACTGCTTGGTGCGGAATTCAGTTTGCACGAAGTGCATTGTTCGGCTTACGATGTTTACAGCAAATTGGATCGTGTAAGGGGAATGAAGAAGATCGTGGATCGTGCTTTCGCTTTATATGCGGAAGCAGAGGAATTCCACGCTCTCCTTTCGAGAAAAATAAAGGAGATTGAGGGCAAATAAGTCCTTCCTCGTTTCCCCTCGTAATGGAGGGGAACGGAGGATGGATTCCGGCTCTCGCCAGGGCATCCTATAAACGGCAGCGCAGCCTATAAGGAGCATATAGAAATATGACAGAAGACGAAATTATTAAGGCTTACCTTTCGCGCCTGGGGCGTAAGGGCGGGAGCGTAAAAGGTCCGCAGAAGGTGCGACCAAAAGAACACTATCAGAAGGCGGTAGGAATCCGGTGGGCTAAGTATCGGGAGCGTAAACAAACGGAGGCACAGCCACCTAAGCGGTAGCGTAGCCTTTTGCGGGAGCGTTAAACGGCAGTCTAGTTATTTTTTGGCAATGTAAAGAACTACGTTATCTGTATTCTGTTCTGGAAATATGCTTTCGCCATTTGAGTCTATGTAATAAATAGATCCCGACCTGGTGGGATTCCCAAGCACTATTGCAAGCCAATCAAAGTCACTATGAGAACACGCAGAATGTCTTATTTTTATGTCTCCCGTTTTGCTTCCAGTTATATGACCAGTTTTAACTTCAACTCTTTTCAAGTCTCCATTGTGAAGCATAACTATTAGGTCGCACTTGCAAGATGGACTCAAGGCTCTGAACACGCTCAAGCCTCTAGCCATTAAATCGCTTGATACATAAAGTTCATTTATTGCCCCTATTGTTCCAGTGTTGGCAATATAATCGTGCGCTTTTTCGTTTAGCATAATCTATTTACCTATAAAACAGCAACACGCCTTGTTGCCAAGTTCTAACTGTTCAACCTTGAACTTGACGTTTAAACTCGATTCTTGGGGTTTTGTTTTAGTTCCGCATCTTTTACCATTTTGCCTATCCCGACCCCGTAGCGAGGCTTCTGGGTGGCAAGGAATCGATTTTAAGGCCTTTTTGCTTTTCATGTAACTACCAATTTCGGCAGCTCCAGAAACGTGGGGTTAGCTTGCCTGGAGGCTTGCTGTCACACCCATGCCTAGCCCTAAAGCTACGTCTTCGTGCTGGATTGTTCTTCTTTATGGTCATTTCTGGGTCGCCGTAGCGGATTGTCTTGCTTTTCCCGCCTTGGCAAGCCCTAACAACGAACTTTTTAGGTCCACCAGGAGTCCGGCGGGGTGAGTTACAAGGTAAATCTCTTGGATTCACGACTCATCTACCTCATCGGTATCCCAAACCTCAGGGCAAGCATCGTGGAGCGACTGGAGTGCCTTCTGGTGGCCCTCAAAGAAGCCTGACAGCCTCTTAACCTCATCCGTCAGACCCTTCCATTGGTGTTCAAACACCTCATAGGAGCAATTTGCGTTCATATCGTCAACCAATTGCCCTAGCAGACGTAGCACGCTATGCAATTGTGCATTCTCACGCTGGAGGAGGGCAATAAACTTATGTGCCACCTTCAGTTGCTCTCTGTCTTGATTCAAAAGCCACCCTTTTTCGCTTTCATCATACGCCATACCTTCGGCTTGATGGTGCTGTTCTTCTTGCTACGGCTAGTGCCAGCCTTACGACGGGCGTTGATATTGGCATACAAACCAGGTCTAGAATTATTCATTTGCCCATTGTACCACACCTTCACCTAAAACGAACTTCGTTCTTCAGCAGGTGTGAGGATGCCCAGCGTGGCTGCCAGCCAACTTCCAGTTCGTTTTCCAGAACAGAAAAACACTACGGGAAAGAACGTAGTGGTAGTGGGGAAGGGACGGGACAAAAGGAGTCCCTTTCCCCTACTTTCCCTTCGTGATATATATTCATATATTATATGAGTATGACACTCAAGAAATGACAGTCGATATGACAGAACTAAAAAGCAGACTGATCGGCTGAATATAACCCGTTGGCTGACAATATCTTCTTAGCCTTAGTCAGCCTCTTTAGGTAGCGGTATGCCGTACTTTCACTCACCTTGCATTTTTCGACGATGTGACGGGCTAAATCGCCAGCCTGCCACTCTCTGCTACCCATCTCTGATAGGAACTTGTCATCCTCCATAGACTTCTGTGCGCCTGGCCTCTTTAGCCTATCTGGATTGAGTCCGAAGTTCTGCCGGAATAGCGGGTAGCTCCATTGGACAACGAAGGCATCCATAGGGCTGAAGTTGCGTAGCGTGACCTCACAAGTGAAGGTACGCTCGTCCTCTTCGTGTGGCGTGAGGACAACCAAGCTGTCTGGATTGCGGGCAAACACCCCGCTACCGCTAAACCTATCAATTGACTCTGACCCACTCTTGTTACCCTTGGAGAAGTGATGTGACAGAATGATTGACAGATTGTGGCGGGTCGCTAGGTACTCAAATTCATTCATCAAACTTGACATATCCCCCGCTGAATTTTCGTCCCGATCCCCCATCAACATATAGTTTGGATCGAGGATGATCGCCTGATATCCCCGCCCCTCAATCTGCTTCTCAATCATAGGCCGAATGAGAGTTAAATCGGCAGCGTGACCTCTCAGCGTCCACACATCAAAGTCATCAACCTTGCCTTCCAATTGCTTTGCTTTGATAACATCTGCGAGTCGATTGCGGAAACTCCATTCTTGAATCTCGAAATTGATAAACAGCACCCTTGCTTGCTTGCACTGCTGACCCCACCACGGAACGCCAGCATGTAACGAAAGGGCTAGGTCAATCAGACTCCAACTCTTAAACGCCTTGCTCCCTCCACCAAGTAGAAGCTTGCCTCCTCTGTGCAGCATCCCCTCAATCAATACTTCCGGTGCTGGTATGTTGTCCCTCACCAACTCTGCGTATGACTTAATCGGCGGCCATTCGTCCACCTTCGGCTTGACCCCCAAAGCTACTGCTGGCTCAATCATTTCCCCTCCTTGCAGAACCACAAAAGGCTCTGTGTTTTGTCGTTTCTTTTAGCACCAGGAATTCTTACTGGTTGGCTTGGTTTGAAAGTTGCAGGATCGCACCCCAGCGGAACAAGGAAAGCTTTTAATTGTTCAACCCACTCATTCTTTTGTGGCATCTCGAACCATCCGTGGAGACTCTTGCCGCCTGTGTCAACCACGGCGTAAAGCTTCATTCGGAATAGATCGCGCATCAATTGGAACACCGCGCCGATCTCTGGTTTGGTTAGTACATCCGACTCGACAACCAAGAAGATCCTATCCTCAACCGTATCGTTGGATCTACTGACTGTGCCTTGCTTGTAGGTCGCGCCAGTTGTGTACTGCCCAATCGGCTCATCCAGCTTCTTCCACTCGTAAGCTGTGCGGAAGTTCTGTGGATGCTTACCGCTGTCCGTCACGTTACCTATCCAGATGTTATCGACAGCGTTGAACAGCGACAGGAACAACTGATAGTCCTGCGCTGGATCGTCCAGCTTGGTCGGACTTTCCTCAAACATATCCGCCGTCTCCCAATTGTAGTGGGTTAAGTATCGTTGCTTGTTTGATTCGGCAACAGTCTTAATCCTATCCAGCACCTCGGAGTGCGGGTCTTTCTTGATTACAAGCTTTGGTGCGGATGTGCCACCCGACATAATGTTGACAGGCTTGTAGAGAACATCGCTCGATATAGCGCGGCGCAACTTGCGGTTAGCCTCATCACGATACGGCGTGCAGGAAGTATGCCAGCAGAAGATGGTCGGCGCGCCATCTACGAACACCGTTGTATCACGGATGCGGGTATGGCTGGTATGTGCAGCCTCACCTGGACACTTGCACAGCCCGTGGTTCTCGGACTGCCAATCCACTTGGCCTACGATCTCTTCAGCTTGCCGTTGTGCGGGGGTCATTTACCATCAACTCCAATTTCTTAATAAGCGCATTAGTAAATTTTGGTCTAATCCAATGTTGCGCTTCTTTTAATATATCAATAGCAATTGTAAATTTACGATTTAATTCATCGTACCTTCTCATTAGTGAAACATATTTACTATGGCTTTCAATCATTTCCTTTACTATTCCAACCTCAAATTCAGACAACTCAAACCATTCAGTTCTTCCAGAACCCTTCCAAGTTCTTCTTCGATTGTCTAATAAATTATGAGCGTGTACTTCTGTGCCGTTACAATAATCTGGATGTGAGCTATAAATAACCGAACAATCTCCACTCCCTATTGTTGCGCATCTTTTGTCTGGATCTTTTGAGCATCCAATTTTATAGAAGCCACTCATTGCATTATCCTTGGCTATATAAACCTTGGATCTTCCAAGCCAATCCATGCTTTTTAATGCTGTCTTCATAATTAAAATTCAAACTGGCTCTGATTCAAGGGGAGAACAACACCATCTGAAACCTAGCGAATGATAACTAGGCCAGGCATTTATCCCGACGCAGGATCTCCCTGCGTACCACACCGCCAGTTTGTTATTTGCCATCTAACTCCACCGCCTTCTTTGCTGAATCCACAATCATCTCGGCTGTAATGTTGCGAAGAGCGTTGCACCATAGTTGTGTCTTGGGTGTGCGATTGGTTGCATCCTTGCACTTTGCTTGGGGCAACCCACCCTGCGGTCTGCAAGGTGCATGTGGACATACTTCTGGAGCAAACACCGGATATGACTTTGGATAATACTTCACCCGATCATCTGGATGATAACTACCCCAAAGGGATATGCATGCAGTACCCAGCCCTGCCGCCATGTGGTTGACCGATGAGTCTGGAGCAACAACAAAGTCAGCACCCTGCACAACTGGAAACAGACTGCGAATGCTTGACGTTGCGTTGAACAAGTCAATGACATTGGGATGGTCAATCTTGAAATCAAGACTGCGATCCAGCCCGACTATGACGGCGTGATGATCCTTAAACTCCTCCAGCAACGCTTCCACTGCCTTCTTACCTAGCTGTGGCGGGTAGGTGCGTGTAGGCCCCGAACTGCTGACATGATAAACAAAATACTTATCTGGCAACGGCCACCTGTCCATCTTAATCAGCTCATCGTGGTCTGGCTGGACAACGTACAAGTGTGGTCGCTTATACTTCTCATCCACCCGCTTGACATCACCCACTCTGCCGGAGATGTCAGCCAGTATGCCTTCAGCACCCATCCATAGGTAAATGCGGTCATAGTGATTGCCTGGACCAGTTCCAAGCTCTGTTCCTCCGACCTTACCAGAGAACAGATCATCCAGAGGAATGTGAGCATCGTATGAATCCCACGCCTCGGCTGTTGGTGGCAACGGAAGAATCCTTGCACCCAACCCAGCGTAGATAGGCATATTGCGAGCAGGACAGTAAATGTCCACACCCCCACCCGAAGTCTCGACTAGGTAGCGGATAATTCCGGTGGCCATAATCGCGTCACCAATTGCACCAGCACGATAGACCGCAGTTGTACCACCCTCGGCTCGCCCAGGATAGTACGGCTTGATCTTGTGAGGAACTGGCACTGCTTCATTGAATGGAGCGTTGACCAGCTCGTCTGGAAGAATGTAGCTACAGCGTGGCCATAGTTTATTATCGTCCACAACGTGGACTCCGTTTGTATTGTTATTCCATAGTTTCATTGTGCTGCCTTTCTATTTAGCTTTCTCTACTGCGTCAATCCTTTTTCCAATCCAAGCCATGCACGGCACAGCCATAGAGTTTCCAAGAGCCTTGTATCGTGGCCCATCGGGGCATTGATCCGCTGGTTTGTTACGCCAATGGATTAGCGTGTGATCGTCTGGAAAGCCTTGGAGTCGTTCACATTCGCGAGGCGTGAGTCTGCGTACTGCCATCCGATCCGCTGGATTGATGACTCCACCAGTATGATTGATGTCGGATGCTGAAGACGATATAGATTGCGACTTCTCTCCAATTGTTTTGTTATAGCAATCGACTGCGACTGGTTCCTGCACCAAAGGCACATTCCCACCATCAGTTCCATATCGTGATACGCAACTAGGAGCGACATCGTGCGGGCCAGTTACTCGGCTGTCGTTGGGATGGTTCTCGTATAAGACAGCGTGCTTGTCACCCTTAGTCAAGGTTGGGCAAGGATCACCTGGCTTACCCACTCCAAGTCCATTGCCCTTTCCGTCTTGCTTGTTTCCCCGCTTGCCAGCGTTGCGAGTGGCTTGATCGTGGATTGGGATAGCAACAGCGTGCGGACCTCTAGCAACCAGAGAATCCATTGTCTCTCCATGCTCAATCCGTAACTTGTATTGTGCATTCTGCCCTTGGTTGAATGCAGCTCGATCAATGATTACTGGTTCAGTCCTAACAGCCATAATCCTTCCGCTGTAAGCATCTTGTCCGTTAAGTCCTCCACCCATATGTGCGCCATCACTCAAGCAACCGCATACTTCCCTTTCGGCAATCGCTTGCATCACCGCATTAACTTGCTGGGTTACTTCGCTGGATTGGGGGCTTCGGCTTGGGTCGTTGCTTGCTGTAAGGCTTGGCGCAACATTGGAGGCAATTCCTTGCCTCGCTTCTCGGCTCGGCGGAGTATCCCTGCGCACGCTTTCGGACTCAAATAAAACCTTTGCGGCAAGGTTCCCTTTTCCAAGATGTGCGACAACGAACACACGTCTGCGTCTTTGGGCCACTCCGAACCATTGAGCGTCCAGCACTCGGTATGCCCACTCATACCCCAACTCCCCCAACGCTCCGAGGAAGGAACCAAAATCTTTTCCTCCGTTAGATGACAAGACACCGGGGACATTTTCCCAGACAAGCCATCGAGGTTTGATACGTTCAGCGATTGCAAGGTATGTAAGCATAAGGTTGCCTCTTGGGTCTTTGAGACCTTGCCTAAGTCCTGCGACTGAGAAGGATTGGCATGGCGTTCCTCCGACCAAAAGGTCAACTGATCCGCTTTGTATATTCCATTGTTCATATTTACTCATATCTCCTAGGTTTGGTACTTTCGGCCAATGGTGCTTCAGCACCGCTGACGGAAATGGCTCTATTTCTGAAAACGCAACTGGCTCCCATCCGATAGGCTCCCAAGCCTTGGACGCTGCCTCAATACCAGAACAGACGGATAGGTACTTCATTCCTCACCCACCACTTCCTTGCACACCAGACTTGCGGCATCGACCATAGTTATAATTTGAATCATATCTATCGCGTGTCCGTGAGTCGCGCGATCCCTCTCAACTGCAAGCTTATTGCGTGCAATGAGAAGGATCTCGCGCGCCCACTTGAGGCGATCTTTAGCCTCGACTTGCATTACGAACCAGACCGCATCCGAAACTTGCGTGGCTTGCTCTTGCCTGCTGCGGATAACGCGATGGCAATCATCTGCTCGCGTGAGCGCGGCTTACCGCCTGCTCCACGCTCGCTACCCTTCCTGCGGTTATCCCTAGCCAACTCACTCATATTCTTCGATACGTCTTTACCTAGTGGCATTGTGACCTCCTATGCTGTTTCTTCACCAACAACGTCATCCCACGTTGCTTCTTCTCCGTGCCAGACCTGCGGCTGCGAGCGCAACCATTTAGGCTTGTCACCTGGAGTGGTGAAACTTGATTCATTCCAAAGAACATTATTACCTGGAACAGCCGTGATTCGTCCATTGTTAAGTGCAATAAAATGGTGCGACTTAGTTTGAGCCGGAGACATAGAAAAACCATCTCCATAAGGCTCGGCTGTGAATAGGTAACGGCCAACCTCCCATGTCTTCTTGCTGGCAAGCCATACCTTACAAGACAACCCCATCAGATAGTCGTACTCAATCGTTGTAAAGTTCCAGCCAAAACAATCCCAGCGTTGCGCATCGTTAATACCCCAATCCATGATTGCGACATCCCCATGCATCAGAGCGTGAAGTGGTAAGCCTCGATACAGCGCACCGCACTTGAGCATCACAGTGCATCCCCAAGCTCGTCCTGGTATGGCGGTTAGCCCAAACCACACAGCATCCCCTATCTCTTTATTCTCTCCATCAGACACGAAGGTCAAGTCAACCTTGACGTAGTGATGGCGAGGAAGATTGGAAGCGTGTGTCATTTCCAAGCAGGTCCAGTAAACCAAGCGACCAACACCCAGCGTGTACCCCATATTGGCGCACGCGCACGATGCTCAATGTAGGATGGAAACCAGCAGCCTGCTCCTTGCTCGCGGATGAACTGAGTGTTCTCCATATCGGCTTTAACTTGTAGGCCACCACCGATATACTCTTCCGGTGCAGACAGATTAACCACAGCGGTAAGCTTGCGTACTGGTGCTTCTGATGTGTAGGTATCCCAATGCCAGGAGAACTTCTGTAGTGGGCGGTAACGCAGGATCTGCAACTGTTGGATGCCTTGAATGTCGAAACGCCATTGCTCGGCATTGATGCCTTCCGTAATCTCTCGCATCACATTGTAGATCCATTCGTAATGTTTGGCGAAAGGAATCCAGCACGATGAGCAGGTTCGCGTACGTGATACCGTACGTGTTACACCATCCTTCGACAGAACTGGCGCACGCTTCATTCCGATCACTTCCGCATCCTGGCGCAGCATCTCGCACTGCGTCCTAGTTAGGACATAGCGATCCACTGAAGCAGTTAATACCTTCTGCTTAAACTCGTTCATTTAATCTCATTGGATAACTCAAGCAATGCTTGGTTTAGCGCGTACTCAAAGCACGCCTTCTTGTCTTTGACAATATGCTGACGGCCAGCCTCGGCCATAACTTCGTACAGATCATCGTCAACATTGACTGTAATCTTGACTGCATCGTACTCCTCAACCTTTAGAAGTTTGATGCGCTTCCCAGCCTTTCTTTTCCTCATAGATCCAGTTCCTTTCTTATGTAATCAATCAGTTTGAAGATGATGTACAACGCACAGTAGATTGCCGACAAAGTCAGCGAGCTGTAAAGAATAAAAGAAGCAATTACCCAAACTATTGCGCCAATATCAAGTAGGCAGAACATAGTCGTTTTCCTTTAGTTTTCGCAACAGCGTTCTATTGTCGATCTGCACCCCGCTGGCTCTGCACCACCAGGAGACAACGCCCGTCTTGAAATCACGCAACAGCTTCTGTACCTCGTGCGAGTTCTTGTACTCCAAGGCATCATTGAGTGCCACGCCTGTGTGATCCTTAACAATCTTCATGCCCTTCACCATGCCACGCTTGCGAAGCATCTTTAGGTCGCGGATAGCCTGGAGAGCAACCTCTCCAGCCAACTGCTGCACTCTGTCATCGTAGTCTCCACGACATAACTGCGTGGACCTCACCGACCCAGCTCCACCAGCTTCGCATCGTCAGCTTTAATCTGGTTAGATAACTTAACCATATCGCCGGATTGCCCAGCGTAATGAATAATCATCGCATCCTTGTGGCGATCTAGGCCGTAGTGCTGCTCAACGCTGGTCATGCAATTGTACGCTGGGTCCATTCCAGACAGCGGTATATCCCAAAAGTGTGCTTGGATATTCGCCCAAGTCTGCATCCCAAAATGGTTCGGAACAACTCCAAGCGGAGGAAGCGAAAGCAAACCAAGGTGCTTTCTTGTCATAGCAAACACACCAAAGTTAAAGTAATAGGTTGGCGTGATATTGCCGCCAAACTCTTTAGCCAACTTCTTCATACCTTCCTTGCGATCCAAGAAGTCACCTTCGTCAAACGCAATGAAGCCATCGTTCCCATCCTCGGATGGATTAGCAAAGTCATCGCAATCCTTGGCCACAAGACAATCGCAATCAATGTAGATTACTTGGTCATAATTCTTGCCAACCATAATGTGGGCAATCATTGACTTGTTGTAATCCTTTGGGTCTATTACGGATTTATTCATCACAAGAAAATCCATCTTGTTCCGCTTGGCAAAGTCATCAATGCGTGGATGGGTTAGTTCAAGGATCTTCTCCCACTCCGGCCCGAATGCCATAGTTACAACAGCGCGTTTCATTTCTTCTTCCTCCGCTTCGGTTTAACTTCTTTCCATACATTAAACTTGTCATCCAGATCGACTGACCAAAGCATCAGAGTTTTGTATAGTCCGTAGCCATATCCATGGCGCAGAATAGTCCTGCTGATTATATCCCCTAGGTAATAAAGAATCCAAGACAAGGCGAGCTTCATTTGTCGTTACAGTCGTAGTCTTCCCAGGTGATATTCTTGCAAGACTCGATTGCCTCTTCTCTTGTGTTGAAGCTCTCGTATCCAATAAAATCTTCTTCTCTTCCAAATCCATCCTCATCAATATAAACAGACCATTGTTGTTTGCCTTCAACGTCTAATTCTTTCTTGATCCATCTCATAGTCTTGTTACCTCTTTCTTTATTTGTGCTAACACGAATAGCGACCTTACCAGCGCACGCTCAAGATGGTCAACACTTGTCTCGCCGTTATTATCAGGGCAAGGCGAGGACTTGTGCAACTGCATCTGTGCTGTGGCTAGATGGCGAATTGCGCGTGCAATATGGTAATCGTGGGTCGGCCTATCCTTAACAAGCCAATCGCCATATGCGGACTTATCCGATCCCTTGCCCATCACTCGCCAGACTATCTCCTGCGCGGCATTGCCCATCTCTTGGATTGTTGGTGCAGTCATTTTGCAAGCCTCCTATAAAATTCGTCCAGTAATCCTTCTAGCCATAAGACATCTGCTGGGTCGATCATAACTTCATCCCAGGAGGCGTGTAGCCTTTGACCCAAGCCCACACTTTCTGCATCGCACAGAAGGCAATGCCAGCTTGGTAGAGTTCGTCTTCGTCCCACACCTTCGTCATCAGCTTGGTAGCATCGTTTGATGCTAGGACCACCGACACGCAGGCGCACTTAGGATTCTCGCTTGCGGCTCGGTATGCCCAAAGCTGGGCGCAATCCGTATCGTAGAAAGGATCGTACTTAGGATTAACCTTACGATTCTTTAGGTCGATGATAGCGTCACCAATACCGCGTAGCTTAACGTAGGCATCACACCTTCCCGCATAGCCTGCGCCGACAAGACCCTTTTCGCACCAATAGGTTTTCTCAACATTCTTTTCTGCCCATTCGCTGAATGTTTTGATGTACGGAGCAAGTGTTTCATCTTTGGATACGGCTCTTCCCAAGAGGATGTTCTCCATTTCGGTGTGCATTTTCGTGCCGTGTTCAGCTGCCTTCGTTGTTGACTCTTTAGAGTCCTTAACCACTCTTCGAGCGTAGGTTTCGAGCGTTTCATCTGCCTCCTTCGGAAGTGTGAGCGAGGACATAATGGCCTGCTCTATCTTCCACGCCGTCAATTGCGGCTTATCC